AAGGAGATGTCGGGGTTAAAGCGAAGGCTATAAGCAAGCAGAGAAGCCTGCCAAGTCGGCCCTGTACCATGAACCTGAGTCCCGTAAGGGATAAGGACACGGAGCAACATAGCCCCATACTTCCCAGAACGCAGTGAATGCGTATGGTAGTTAGGAACTATAAAGCCCCAGTCCGCGGTACATGTCTCAGGGATAACGAAACGAACCGTTACACGTCTTATAGCGAAAAGCCATAGGCGATGTAACGACCATCGTAGTGTCACAAGCACGTCCTCAACGTATTCGCTGCTAACGCAGGATATACGCCTCTGGATAGCATTCACTCTACGATGCTGTTGCCACAGCTCTGCGTACGTCCCTTTCTTTTCTGATCGGGACTTCCAATAGAGCGGTGTAACGTCCACTCCCTGAAAGAAGTGTTTTCCACAACTTTCAAAGAAGGCACCGGACGTAAAAGTCTTCTTGGTATTAACCTTGAAGCCTAAGACGTCGAGAAGGTCGATCAGATCTTGGGCTACGGAACGATGACAGATTATGTCATCACCGTAGATCCCAATGTCACGATCGCTCTTCGAGACAGCGTAGGTAGCGGCCCAGAAGATCAAGCTTTCCAGCTCGAACGTAAAGCCGTTTCCCATGGACGAAAACATCTCGAGTCGAATCGATCTATCGCCGACGGTGCCGTACTTGCTCCGTAAGGAGTCGAGATACGAGAACCAGTCAGGTGGTAGAAGAAGTTCGACAAGTGATGTGCTCACGCTATTGCTGGCGTTCTCGAGATCGAGCGTAGCAAGATTTCGATGATACGATATACCAGCCAACTTTTGGTTGGTAGTCTGATCATTCAGATCAATCCCGACCTTCAGGAGTCTAGCTCTTATATACGAGCCGACGCCTTTTTGAAGGAAGATATTGGCTGTAGGTTCAGCAGCAATTAGGCGATTTTTCGTTGCGTCCTTCGGGACAGTCAACAGACGACTACCCTTGACGACCTTGAATTCACTTGATAGCAAGGAACAAGGTCCATCAGCGGGGATACCACGGGCACGAAGCCAGTGGATATCTAGGCCTATCACGTTCTGTGCTAGGTCTAAAGCATCTGACGTAA